CGAACTCTCATGTATCTGAGTAGGATGATTGGGATCCATGTGATGGAAACTTGATTCTTTTTTAATTAAAGCGGCAAAAAGAAGCGGATCAATGCCAACTTGTCTAGCCGCTCCTTCAATCAAAGAAGCAAAAGGAACATTGGGCATCCCTCGGCGCTGAGTATTCCCCGGAGTATTTACCCGCGCATTTTTAATAGAGGTTAAATCAGCGATCGAGTCGAGGTGCAAGAATTTCAGGAGTTCACCAGTGGGTAAAGTCAGTTCCACGGTATTGCCGCCACTTTCAGTAAAAAAGCTTCGTGCGTTAGACGCTGCCCCGCGAAATTCCAGAGGGGTTCCTTGTGGGAATCCAAAATCAAACGCTAAGTGATTTTCAGAAGCTCCCGGCACGGGTCTTCGGCGCGGACCATAGCCGCTAGTAATTTTGTCGAGTTGCTCACTTAAAGGCTTGCCATCCACATAGACTTGGGAGAAAAATTCCATTAAGCGAGCCTTGCTCATGACATTTCCTTTGGCATCTTGTCCCGCTAAATGCAGGTGAGGACCGTTGCCGATTCCTGTCCTACCTATTTTTCCTAAAGCGAATCGCCCCGACGCTACAGGAGCGGGGATGAAATTACTAGGTGCTGGTAGTATCAAACCTTCCTTAGCTTCTCTAATTGCCTCCGCAGTTTCTTCTATACTTTTTACTAAGTCTTCTCCAGAAGTCTTGATATTTTTGGGAATAGCTATTAACTCAGAATTGATTAATTTAATTGGCTCTGGAAGTGTATTGAGATTTGTGACAATATCCTTGATTGATTGGGGAATAAAGCCTAATTCTTTATTGGTTTGTCGGATTAAATCAGCTAGAGTACGATTGAGGTCTTCCTGAGTCCGTTTAATATCTTCAATCGTTCTTAGTCTATTTCTTTCAGCCTCTTGCTGTTGCTCTTGTAAGTTACGAATATTTCTTAGAGTAGAGATATAGGAAGTTTCTATCTCCTCGGTTCGAGATTGGAAGGTGCGTCCGCGACTGGCAAGGTCAGCTTGTCCCTGCACAAATTCTAGGAAAATGTCACCTAATTCTTTGCCAGCGTCGCTTGTACCGGGTATCAATAACCGATTTTTAACTTGCTGTACCCTGATTCTATCAGTCGTATCCAGTAACTGATTTTGGGCATTTAAGAGGTTCTTATCGAGTTCTCTGACTAAATCACTGTAACTTTCAGATAGGGAGCGATTCTCTTTAAAAGCTGACAGTTGAGCGTCTTCAATCTGTCTTCTGTAATCCTCAATCTGACGATTAAAGTCGATTATCTGACGGTCAAGGTTGCGGTAGTAGTTTTGTATTTGCTCTTGCTGATCTCTTAAAGATAGTTCGGTTTCAGCTATTTGCTGTGTGATATTTGCAATAGCTGTTTTTACTGCTAAAGGATCATCTACGTTTAATACTAATTTTTCTTGCTCTAAGGCTAATTGATTATAAAGAGCCGCCAAGTTTATCTTGGTTTGCTCTAGTCCGTAGCTAATATTTTGACTAGAGGAGGTTTTATTGGCTAGATTAGCGAGTTGTTCTGCTTTAACAATTTCTCCACTAGCCTGTTTTTCTTGTATTTGTCTTTTCTTTCTTTCGACAATAATCTCTCGACTAATTTGCTGAATTTCTTTCTCAGTGTTTAAAATATCTCGTCGAGCAGTTGCGTATTCTTTAGCCTGATTTAAAATAGCTCTTAAAGCAGCGTTATCTTTTAGGTCAGATTCATACTGATCCATTATTTGCTGAATAGCATCAGGAGAAAGTAAATTTTCAGCAATGGCTTCACCAAAGCTCGCTACATTTAGCTGTTCTAAGTCTTCTTTAAAGTAAGTGCTTAAAACTTTATTGGCAGACTTAGATAGCCTTTCGTTTAAAGTATTAGAGATAGAGTTAGCTGAATTACCTAAAGTGGCGATACGCTCTTTAGCAGTCTGTAAGCTTTCTTCTTGAACTTTAACATTAAACTGAAATTCATTAATTTTCCCTGATGCAAATTGTTGATTTAATCCAATTGAACGACTTAAACTATTTCCTTCATTAGCAAAATTGGCATTAGCTCTTGTTCTTATAGCAAGATCAAAGGCAACTTGTAATTTTCTATATTCTTTTTCTTGGTCTTTCAAGACTTGTAGATAATCTTGTTCCGCTTTTTTTAGTTGACCAATTATAGTCAAGAGGTCTATTTTACGTTGTTTGTAAGCAATATCGGTTATATCTTTATTCTTAAAGCTTTGCTCTAACGATGCTAACGCTATCTCATATTGTTGAAGGTCAGCAGTAATTCTTGACCCAACAGGACCTAACTTTTTATTGATTAGTTCCTGTTCTTGCTTCATTAAATCCTGCTCTCGCTGGTTAAATTTAGATACAGATCGGTCGTTTCCTTTTGCGCTTGCAATTGTTCTTTCTGCTCTGACTAAAGCTAAATTATTTCTGATTTCTTGTAATTCAGATGAAAATTGCTTACTACCTGAAAAATTAGATAAAGTTTTTTGATATTCTTTAAGATTCCCAACTCCAGTAGCCAGAGATTTATCAATGTTTTCTAGTCCTTGTCGTAATTCTAATAGTGACATAAGCCATTTAGAATTATAAACAATCCCTAGTGTTATAACATTAAAAAACTTTTCTCCTCCAGACAATTCCATGTCAGGCAAAAAGCTTGTTAAGCCTTTGCGATTACTGTTATCGGTTTTGTTTTGCCAAGCATCAAGAGCTTTTTTAGACTCTTCTAGGGTTCTTACAGCTTGTTTTAGTTCTTCGCTACCAGCATTTAATGCGTTATAAACAAATTGAATACCAGTTATCACCGCAGTAGGAATAATCAATGCTTTAATTAATCCTATTCCTGCTAAAGTAGCAAGGTTTATAGATACTTTTAATCTACCCATGGCTGTAGCTGTAGATAGAGATGCTACTCCGGCAGTTTGTAAGGATGCACTCATAGCAGCACTGGCAACGGCTCCTAACCGACCAGCTGCCGCAAATTGCATGACTGATTTTCCTAAGAATCCCATGACTGACAGTAACCCTGCGGCTCCCACTGATGCCACAGTCCCTAGATTGTCATTTAAGGTACTTAAGCCGGCATTTAATGCCTGTAAAGCAGGGTAAGCGACTACTCCAATTTTTTCCCCTAACTGCATTTGAAGCTGTTCGGTATTGTTCTGGAATCGAGAGATTTCCGATTGTAAAGTTCCGGTAGAAAGAGAAAGACCTCCAGCACTCATCCGTTTATATTCAGCCGCTAGTCGAGGTAAAACATCTTGTACCAAGAGATTGCCTGCTGATGCTTGTTGATAAAATTGAGCAGTGGTTAAGCCCATTGATCGGGCGGCTACATTTAAAGCGTCGTTTAATCCTCCTGACTCGCTCAATTGCTGCGTGAATTCTTCAACGGAAACAACAGTTCTAGAGGCCATTTGCCCAATAGCTCTAAAAGATTCAGCTTGCTGTTGGGTATTGGTTTGTCGCGCCGATAATGCTTCTTGGAATCCTTCAAAAATATTATCTGCCTGCGCTTGTAGTGGAGAATCAGTAGTAAGTAATTTGAATTTGCTATAAGCAATAGCGGATTCTTTAAAGGATATTCCTAATCTGTCAGCCCTTGCCACTAAAGCGTCAAGAGATTGTTCTACATTGCCTACACCGGCAAGATTTAAATTTAATTTAATTCTTTGTAACTCAGTAAAAGCAAGTAAAGAATCAGTAACAGCTTGTTGAATCCTAAAAGGAATATCGTCAATAGCAAAAAATAGAGGTCGTAATAAAAATTCTGCTCCTTTGAAAAGAGCAAATCCCCCAATTGCCGCTATAGCACCTTTACGAAGATTAACCATACCTCCTGTAGCGGCATTAAGTTCTTGGTCGAGAGTTCTGAGTGCTTTGCCACCAACCGAGAGGAAATTAATAAATCCGTCCGCTTGGGCAATAACAGCTTTTAGTCCGCTCACAATGCCGTCTGTAAAACCACTAGAAACGCCCGCTTTTTCAATACTATCGAGAGCGTTGAAAATGTTGTCTCGTTTTTTATTCCAGTCGTCAAGAATTTCTTCTCTTGTTGTTTTTGGACGAGCGATGACGGTAGCTCGCTTCATCACTTGAAAAGCGCGGGGAGAAGCGAAAATTCCCGTGTTCATCGAGCCTTGAATCTCGTTGATAGCCGCTAGGCGTTCCCCTCGGCCTAGCCCCATTTCTTTAACAGCTTGAAGGATCGCTTTTCGGGCTTCTTTTGACCTCATGCCGACAAAGAAAGTAAAATCGCTTACTTCTTTATCAAATTGAGTCTCTAGCCTTAATCCGAAGCGAATATGACGCGCCCCTAACGCTAATCCTTCATAAAAAAACCGCATTGCTTTCATCGCTTTTTTAGATGGCGAAGCATTCCCCAATCCTTTATTTGTTGCGTCGATAATTCCAATCGCAACATCTAAAGCGTATTTTTCGCTATTATTATTTTGTAATCCAATATTTAACCCCTTGATATAATTTAACCCAGACTGTCTGCCCTCACTGGAAAATATCGAACTAATCGCTTCAAGGTTTTTTGCGAATACTGGAACGCCAGCACTTAAAGAAGATGCAATAACTTCAATGAGTTTGCGTCCATAAATACTGTACTTTTCTTCTATATCGCCTAAATTAATACCTAAAAAATCAGACGGATCAATTTTGCCAGTAGTTTGAACCTCAAGGTATTCAAGTATCTCATTAGGTCTGCGATTGTATTGGTCTGGTGTAAAGCTAGACAAAGGATTTGTTATTATCTCGCTTGGATTTCTCCAAAAAGCACCAGAGTCACCTCTAGTAAATGTTGATCGGTTGGCAATTTTTGCTATATCGAGCATTATTTCAGCATCGCCATAGTAATCATTTCCTTTGATCGGTTCGGAAAAAGAGTTAATTGCGCTATAAGCAACAGGTTCTTTGAAAACTTGTTTTTCAAAATCAAATCTGTCTCTTCTTAAACTCCATTGATTAAAGGTAGGGTCTATTCCTTGTGTTAAAATAGCTTGGAGATTTGCAAAAGCTGTTTTATGTCCAGCGTAAAAATTAGATAATTGCTTAAGTCTAATACTAGCAGAAGCTAACGCATTTTCCGATGGCAAGCTTGATTCAATTAATCGTGTAGGGGTAGGATAAGAAATAATATCATTTTTTGGGGGTTCAACAGGAGTAAAAGTTTTTGATAGAGGGAATTTGCTTAATTTTTTTTCTAGTAGCCCGTCAATTGGTTTACCTTCCCACCCCATCATTTTCGCTTCAACAGCTAAATCTTTTAAGTTAGGAATATTTACATCAAAATAAGATTGAATAATTTTTTCAATATCGCCAAGTGATAAACCTGATTCAAATCCTTTAACAACTTCATTAGCTAAACTCCGAAAATCAAAAGAAGAAATTCCTTTTTCTATTCCAATTGCCACACCTTTAATTAGGTTTTCTCCCGCTTCTTCCCCCTTCCAAGATGGTGAAGCATTTCCCAGCCCTTTATTTGTTGCATCAACTATTTTAAGAGCGTTTTGATAGGCGATGTCGCTTGCGCTAGTATCTTTTAATCCTTTAGCTAAACCTTTGTTGAGATTTTTCCCTGACTCCAAACCACCTTTAGCAAGAATTTGTGTCTGTAAATTATCAACTGACTGTAAAAAGCCACTTAATGATTTATTAATATTTGTTGTGTTAAATTCAGGATTAGCTCTTAACGCTGTAATTCCCTTTTTAACTTTTTCTAATTGAAAATAAAGACGTTCTAAAGATTGGATATCTTTAGTAGTATTAATTTCTTGACCAATGTTTTTTATGCCAATGCCAATTCTCTTAGTAAAATCAGCAGGAATTTCTGTAGATGCAATCTGGAATCCACTAAGTTCTTTTTTTCCTAATTTTGTTCTATCACTTGCTTTTGTTGTTAGTAAAAGTCGAGTTAGTTGATCAGGGTTAAATTTTTCAGTCAACGATTTCCATATTTCCTCTTTTCTGGCTCCTGCTCCTGATGCTGGTACGTCAATTCCCTGATTTCTGGCCAATCCTCGTAATTGTTTTACCGTGTAATATTCTGGGTTAATTGCCTTGATGTTAGCTGGAATAGGATTACTTACTGGGAAGACTCTCTCATCGAAATATGGAGTTATTTCAGTGGTAATCAAAGAATCAGCTTTATTCTTTGCCGCTTTTAATGCTTTCTGGGTTTTACCCTCAATTTTTTGCTGTTCTTCTTTGCTAATTAATTTAGGGACATTACTGGTAGCCGCTCCCAAGAGTTTCTTAACACCTTCACCGGCCATTAACGCCGATCCAGCAACTGCTCCCCCCTGCGATAGGACGCTGATAGTGCCGTTAGTTATTTCGGTTACAAGCTGCACTACTGCTTCCGTTAGCTGTTGCCCCACTCCAAACGGCAAGCCGCTAAAAGCTTGAGTCATTTGTGTGGCTACGGCTTGGATCATTTCCCGACCGCCAGCACTCATCGCCCCTGCAAGAATATCTCGCATAGTATTGACAACCGTGGCATCTAGCCCCATCGGGAGAGCGTGGAGAGCGGCGGCTCCCATAGCAGCCGTTCCCCCTACCTGAATAGCTTTTTTACCTATTGCAGCACCAGGTAAAGCCATTACTGGACGCTCGATCGCTTTTAAGACCGCATAAACAACCTGGCCAAATTTAATAACGTCAAGAGATGTGTCTCGGAAAGCTTTTGAAAGTAGAAGGCTTGCTGTTTTTAATTCTCTTACAAGAGTTAATTGTAGTAATTCTGCAAAATCTTCATTCCCGCTAAGGTGCTGAATTTCTCCCGATTTATCAGGAGTACCAAGTCGTGAAGCTAAAACATCTTCTAATTTTGATTTAGCTGTAGCAGCTAAATCATTAAGTTTTTGTAGTTGATTATCTAGAATTGGTTGTTCTTTTTTTTGTTCGGGAGTATCTATTTTTGCGAAAACAGTTTCTTTAGTAGGCAAAGAAAAATCACCAACGATTTGCTTTAATAAAGTTGGTGTATATGAACCTAATGGAATTGCTTCTCCTGTTACTACAGGGGAAAGAAGAGTTTCATTAATTTCTCTTTTCTGAGGGATAATGGCTGATTTTTGTCTGGCATTAGAATCAGAAACTTGAGTAGCAAAAGGTTTTGAGTAGCCAGATTGAACTGCGCCTATTATTTTAAAAGGATCCATCAATCCGTAATAGCTAGAATCAATGATTGCTCGCTGAATAGTAGTAATTTTATCGTTAAATTTATCACTGCTAGTCGGATCAACCTTTGCATTTCCGAGATCAATTGAAGTAATTCCACCTTGTGCAAAAAATACATTCCCTGCAGCTAAATCATTATGAACAACACCCATTTCCTGTAAGGATGCTCCAAGTTGTCCTACTTGTCGATATAGAATAGATGCGGCCTTATTAAAACGATTGTGTTCTTTTTTGGCAGACGATTGTAATTCTTTGGTTAATACTTTTAGCTCTTTGATTTTAGTCGCATCTTTGTTGTCTATGGCTAACTCTAATGCTTTATTAGCTTCCTGTATTTTTTGCTGAATTTCTTTGTAAGGACGTGCAATTCGATCAAGTATTTCTTTTAAAGGACGACCTTGTGTTCTTTCAGTAATTAAAGCCTGACCTGGAACTGCTTTGTACAATAAAGGAGACAAACGACCTTGTAATTTCTCATAAGCCTTAATTTCATCTTCTGACGCAATTTTTGTCGCTCCTATTGGGTCAAGATCAGTTTTATAAACAAGATTATCTGAAAGAAGAGCAACGGCTCCAGACATTCCTGCACCAATTTTTTTGATTTCAGAAATACCAGGAAGAATTTCTTTACCTACGGCGTTAAGAAGTTTGTTGTAAGCTAAAATAGCTGATTGCTTTTTCAGAAAAATTTCAGGAACAGTAACCTGTAATTGTCTTACTTCTTCTTCTTTTGGTAGTGTTGATGTGTCAAGGCGTGTATTTAGAAAACTTGTTAATTCTCCAGAAAACTCATCAACTTCAAAAGTTTTTATACTGTCTTTGGTTTTTTGCGATAGTTTTCCTCCTGTCTTAATAAATTCATCAGCAACATCAGCTATTTTTTTGTATGCTTCAACAATTTTTTTTGTGTAAGTTTGCCCAAACGTACTTTCTTCAGAAGTAAACCATGGTATTGTTTCGGTTCTAATCTTTTCTGTCCGTCTTTTAACTTCGTTAGGCTCTAAATTTCCGGCATACCAGCTAGGAATATTAGCAAGTTTTCCTGATTTAAATTCTAATAATGCGCTGTTTATACTTTTTGCTTCTTGTTGATACTTTTGATACCCGGCAAAATCTTGAGGATTTTCTGGTAAATTTGCACCCCCTTGTCTAAATTTTTTAGCTATAAATGGAATTAAAGGTTCCATTAAACTTTTTAAAGCTTGTGACACAGGCTGTAATTCTTTTGTATCAAAAGAAGATATAAGACGAAGCCCTTCAAAAAACTTTGCAATAAATCCTTCTACGCTTACGTTAGGACTGCCACTGCTGTATTCTTGCAAGAATCTATGATAAGGTAGAGTCTTATCAAATTCCCCTGTTTCTTTAAGTGACTTTAATTGTAGAGTCGATCCCAATACTTCATATAGCTTATCGCCGGCATGAACAACTTTTGATTGTTGACCTGGGGTCATATCTGGCTGTTCAGCATTAATAGTCTTATAAAATAAATCTAGAAAAGGTTGTTCTTTAAATAAATGTTTTTGGTGGTGATTTGATAGCCCAAAAGGAGTATTACTTTCAATCGAGTGGAATTGGTTAGTATTGACTCCAATTCCTAATAACTTGGCAAAACCGAGAGGGTCGCCACTCAGTAATGCTGCATTAAATCCTTTAGGTGTATTTTGAGTAAAATTAAGAAAGGGATAAGCCATAGCTAATCCGCGTGGCTGCATTCCCAAATATGCTGCTGTTTGAGCATACTGAAGGTTATCTGCTCCTCCTAAAGAATAGCTAACAACACTGCCTTTTTTACCCTGTTCTTCAGCTAATCTGGTATTGGCTATTGCTTGCGCTGCGGCCGTAGAATAACTGAACGGGTTAATAGCGTTTACTACCTGCCGAAAAGCGTTAATTGCTGTATCTATGGTTTCTCCAGCAGCAAAATCAGGGGCAATCTCAGTTATTTTATCCCTAATCATTTTTTCTAAAAGATTAGGGTTTTGTTTATCAGTATCAGTTTCAGGATTTTCTACAGGAATAAATCGTTTATTAGGAGCTAATAATTCAATTGATTGAACAACTTGTCTGCCACCCTGACCTCCCTTAAATTGCGCTCCTCCAATGACACTAACTACATCTTCCCCCTCTCTTAGTAATGGAAAACCTGCTTTTCTTTCGTTGTAATATTTTTGGCTTTCTACTGATGTTCTATAAGACCTCATCCCTTGTATAAATTTTAATAAAGGAGCCATTTCTTGAATAAAAGAATTAACAAATCCTTTTAATACTTGTGTTTGTGGCTGTGCGTCAACTAAAAACTGAGCCATGGCTTTTTTCCCCGCTTCTCGCGGCTTAATACCAGGATTTTCCGATTCTATTTTTTGTAATACTTGTTGATAAATTTTATTTAACTCAGAATTTTCTTTAATTAATCTCAGACGCTCCAGTGGTTTATTTGCAGGCACTAATGCGATTTCTTGTAATTTTTGAAGTCTTTCTGTAGTTTTACCTACTTCGGTGCGAGGAAAAGAAGCTTGTGTAGCTTTTTCTATACTTCCTGACCTAAAAAATTCCGATAAAAACGTTTCATATACTTGGTTTTTACCAATTAATTGTTCATCAATTTTTGTTATTGCGGATTTAATTTTTTTAGCTGTATTTTTAGCTGATGTTACGCCTATCTCTTCTGCAAAGGATTGACCTAGTTTCTCGAAATAACCAGTAACCATGTCATCAAGAACTCGTCCTGCAAGTTTAAAAGGAGACATTAAAATACGGCCAATTGCGCCTGCAACGCCTCCTTTGCTAGAGGATATTCTAATTTCTGACGATATTCGAGAAGTAGATCGATCAATCGCTTTCTCTACCCGATCTTGATACCCAGAAAACCGATGCTCAACAACAATTTTAGAAGGTGTTCCTATCTCTACTGAGGTTTTTTTTAATTCACGCAACTCTTGATTAAGAGAAACTAATGCGTCATCTTCGGCAAATACTTTAATAGGATTTGCTTTATAAAAATCAACTGTTTTCTTGAGGTCAACTCTTTTTAAAAGTAAATGACTGTTTAGCCCATAAAGCTGACGGTCATCGACGCTAACTTTAATTTTTAGTGGAGTCGTGCCAAGTTTAGTAACACGACGCTCTAAGGAAGAAAGCTGGTCTTTAGCCGATTTGATGCCGCTATCATATTGGGCTGTATTTAGCCCTAGACCGATTTCTAAAGTACCAAGTGATAAAGACATTAGCTTTTCTCCCCTACTAATTGAATTATTTCGTCGTATAGTCCGCAATCGACTATTATCTGAGTGGCGAAGACTGGCACTTGGCCAGCTTGCATAGCTTCTAACAGAATTTGAGCGGTTTCTTGATCAAGAAAATATTTTTTATTTTCTTTGAACTGGTAAGGCAGAAAATCACTAGGATTAAGACTTTGTG